TCATGATAAGCAACAACAGCCCAGTCTAGCAGGACTTTACAAGGATGTCAAGCTAGAACCTACTCTTGCTACAGCCCTGTCCACGACCACTTTATCTGATTACCGAATTGGTGATGATACTATTACTATTAGTCCCGACCTTATGTTCATTCCTAACTGGAATGATTACAACATGGGCACCAGTTCTCTCTTGACAGATGACACAAATTCTAGTATAACGATTACTGGTACTAACACCAAAAAGAAAAAGAAAAAGGGTTAATATATTATGAAGATTTCCAATGAAACACTATCACTTCTAAAGAACTACGCTGGTATCAATACCAATATTCTGTTTCGGCAGGGTAATGTAATTGGTACCGTTAGTCCTGGGAAGAACATCTTTTCACGCGCCACGGTCACCGAAACCTTCCCGCGTGAATTTGCCATCTACGACCTGAATACTCTTCTGGCTCTTCTCACTTTGATGGAAGATCAGGACGTAGATTTTGGCGAGACCAGCATCAAGGTTAGCAAGGACGGATCGAAGTTCGAATACTTCTATTCTGACCCCGGCACCGTGACCGCTGCTCCCGACAAGAACCTTGAGATTGAACCAGTGTGGTCGTTCGATCTTTCAGCGGATGCAATCAGTATGCTTCTCCGCGCCGCATCAATCACCTCGGCACCAATCATCAGCATTGTATCGGATGGTACCCAGGTTCAACTCAAGGTTGGCGACCCCACAAATTCTTCGGCAAACTCCTACACCAAGACTATCAGCACCGATGCTGCTCCCGTGTTTGATTGCCGAGTGAAGACCGAGAACCTCAAAGTCCTGTCTGATAACTACACTGTCACGCTCGGTAAGAAGCGCGCCATGGAGTTTAAGAGCAAGGGTCGTGAACTCGTTTATTACATTGCAATGGACCCTGCGTCCTCTATTTAAGGAGAAATAATATGACCAAGTTGGATTTTACTCTTAACGCCCGCGTCCCCTATGACGCCGAAGAAGATGCCCGTGCGGTAGACATTTCGTTTACCACTGGCGATCTTGATGAAGTGGTTCGCCAGTTCAATAAGCTCCTCATTCTCAATGACTTTGATGCTCAGGTGGCCGTGGTATAACGGCAAACTGATATAGTGAATACTGGTCACCAGGCCAGCGTCCGTGGATGCCCCTACACATCGCGACGGACATTTTACTTTATTATGGAGAATGAATATGCGTGATGACTTCCTCTGGGTTGAGAAGTATCGTCCCCGTAAGCTGGACGATTGTATCTTGCCCGATGAACAACTTAATACCTTTCGCCAGTTCGTGGCGACTGGTGAGATTCCCAATATGCTCCTGTGTGGCTCGGCTGGTGTAGGTAAGACTACTATCGCCCGAGCCATTTGTGAGGAACTGGGTTGTGACTATATCGTTATCAACGGTTCAGAAGAATCTGGTATCGATGTTCTCCGCACAAAGATACGTGAGTTTGCATCCTCTGTCTCGTTTACCGGCAAGACTAAGGTTGTTATTCTAGACGAAGCGGATTACCTGAATCCAAACTCCACTCAGCCAGCCCTTCGTGCCTTCATTGAAGAGTTTGCCAACAACTGCCGCTTCATCTTTACATGTAACTTCAAGAACCGTATCATTGCACCTCTGCATAGTCGAACTGCGGTGATTGAATTCAAACTGACCAAGGCTGATAGACCCAAGATGGCTGGCCGCTTCATGAAGCGCCTTGGTGATATTCTTGAAGCCGAGAGTGTGCAGTATGATGACAAGGTTGTGGCTGAAGTCCTCAAGAAGCACTTCCCAGATTATCGCCGTGTTCTTAATGAACTCCAGAGATACAGCGTAAGCGGTGTAATCGATGCTGGCATTCTAGCTAACGTCCAAGAAATCAACATGAAAGAACTGGTTGATGCCCTGCGTGGTAAGGACTTCAAGAAGGTCCGTCAGTGGGTTGTAGATAATATCGACAACGATCCTGGTATCGTCTTCCGTAAGATTTATGATACACTTCTGGATGATGTCAAGTATCCTGCTGCTCTTATTGTTCTGTTGGCCGACTATCAATACAAGTCTGCTTTCGCTGCTAACCAAGAAATCAATCTCGTAGCCTGTCTGGTTGAGATTATGGCTGGAGTGGAGTGGAAGTAATGGACGGTATTCTAGAGGGTCTAGGTGATCCGAAGGTAGAATACAAGGCAGAAGACTATGTAGAGAAAAAAGCTAAGATTTCTCCCTTTGATTTCATCAACGATATTAACCATAAGAAGACCAATCTGATAGTAGATGAGTGGTCTGAGAAGCAATACAACCCTTGGATCATCAATCGTGGGTTGAGTTTCAGTGCCGATACTGTTATTCCAGCCAACGAGATGAACTGCCGTCCACACCTTGATAAAGCCCTACAAAATACGTTCCTTATAAATACAATCAGGTCTAGAAAGCGTTTTGATAAATGGATCAAAATCGAAGATGATGCCGAAGTTGAGATGATTAAGGAGTATTATGGCTATAGCAATGAAAAGGCTAGTCAAGCACTTACAATTCTCTCCGAAGAACAAAAGAAAATAATAAAAGAGAAATTGTATAAAGGTGGTAGAAAATGAGCGAAGATTTTTTTGATATTAACTATCCTGGGTATGCACCCTTGGAAGTTAACCTGAAGAATCCGGATGACTTTCTAAAGGTTCGTGAAACTCTTTCACGTATCGGCGTAGCGTCCCGTAAGGATAAGATTCTTTATCAGTCATGCCATATTCTGCATAAGCAGGGTAGGTATTTCATTGTTCACTTTAAGGAACTCTTTGCCTTAGATGGTAAAGATGCCGACTTTAGCGACAATGACTTGCAACGTAGAAATACCGTTGCGCATTTACTTTCGGACTGGGGCTTGATTACCATTCTCAATCCAGAAATTCATGAGGACAAGGCGCCTCTAAATCAAATCAAAGTAATTGCTTACAAAGAAAAGAACGAGTGGGAACTTATTCAAAAGTATAACATCGGTCGTAAAAAGTAATTGACTTTCTTCTAAAAGTATAGTATAAATAAAGTGTGTCATGCTTCGGATGACACACTTTTTTAACACTCGCTTAATAGGAGCAAAAATATGAAATTTGATACAACAATGATCCCACAGATGGATCGTTATTTCGTTGGCGCAGATCGTGTTATGAAGAGGCTGGCAGATATTGCCGACCAATCTTCGCAGATGATGCCAATTAAATATCCCCCATACAATATCAAGAAGGTTGATGAAACTCGCTACGTAATCGAACTAGCAGTCGCTGGTTTCGGTAAGTCGGAGATTGATATTGAATTACAAGAAGGTCTATTGAGTATTCGTGGTAAAATCGACGCCACCGACAATACTGAATACCTTTACAAAGGTATTGCCGAGAGAGGATTCAAACGTGAATTCACTCTCGCCGATAATGTTGAAGTAAAAAGTTCTACTCTGGTAAATGGTATGCTAAAGATTTGGCTTGAAGCATTTATTCCAGAAGAAAAGAAAGCCAAGAAGATCGACATTACGGATGGTGATAATGAATATCCATCACAAGCTGCCGAATTCTTGGCAGAAGGTAAAACTAAGTAATAATTTAAGAAGGTGAATGCTATGTCCAATATTAAATGTATAAAGCTAATCAGCGGTGAGGAAATCATTGCTGACATTGATGAAAGTGCGGAGGGTCTTGTAATCCTACAAAAGCCTCTGTTGATTATGATGGTACCTAACCAGAATAATCAGTTTGGTATTGGACTAGCACCCTTCTGCCCGTATGCCCAGACCGGAGATATTCCTATTCGTGCTGGTGCAATAGTTTCTATTTTCGAACCAGATACTGGAATGAAGAACGAATATAATACTCGTTTCGGTAGTGGTATCGTTATTCCAGAAAGTAAGATTATCATATGAAATTATTTACCGCATTTCTAGCCGCCGCTTTAATTGCCACCCCTGCTCTAGCAGTAGAGCATTCATGGAAGGTAACAAGAGTTATGGACGGCGACACAATCGAGGTCGAAGCGCCGTGGGTACCAGCTCCAATTCCACCGGTAATTAAAATCCGAGTGTTGGGTGTTGATACACCTGAAAAGGGTGGACGCGCCCAGTGTCCTAAGGAAGCTGCCGGTGGTGAAGCAGCAACAAACTTTACTAAGTCTGTTATCAAGCCAGGACAGGTTATCCAGGTTGACCTAAAAGAATGGGACAAGTTTGGTGGCCGTGTGCTTGGCTATGTCAAGTATAATGGCAAAGACCTATCAACAGAACTAATCAAGGGTGGTTTTGCCCGCGCCTATATGGGCGAAAAGAAAGCATCATGGTGTAACTAAAACCTCTTTACTTTTGTCATGTTTTATAGTATAGTAGTATTTGAATTGAAAAGAGGTCTACATGAAGTTTTATACCAGCGCACACCAGTATGGCTCCAAGATTCTCGTTCGAGGTGTTCATAATGGTGTGCGCTTCAACCGTAGGGAAGACTTCTCTCCCGTTCTCTATGTGAAGAGCAAAGAAGAAGGTGTTCACAAGTCCCTGTATGGCGACAATCTCCAGCCGGTTGAGTTTCAAAGCAACAATGACGCCAAAGAGTTTATTCAAACCTATGGTGAAGTAGATAACTTTCCCATCTATGGTCAGACAAACTTTGGCTACCAGTATATCACGCATAAGTTTCCCGGTGAAATCCAGTGGGACATTAATGCACTAAAGATACAGACTATCGATATCGAAACATCCGCCGAGTTTGGTTTTCCTGATATCAATAATCCCATCGAAGAAGTTCTCCTCATCACGGTCAAAGACCTAATCTCTCGCCAGATTATTACCTACGGCTGCGGTGAGTTTGATGATATTAACTCTGAAATCATCACCAATCTCCGTAACCAAGGTTGCAAGTTTCTATATGTGAAGTGTGATAATGAACGTGACCTACTTGAAACGTTTGTCCGTTTTCATTCTGATAATCATCCAGATATTATCACTGGTTGGAACGTTGAACTGTTCGATATCGCATATCTGATTGCCCGCGTAGAACGTATGTTCAATGATGAAAATGCCACCAAGAAGAAGTTTTCTCCTTGGGGTCTTGTGCAACGCAAGAATATGAATGTCATGGGTCGCGAAATGTTTACCTATGAGATGAAAGGTATTGCGGTTCTCGACTATCTTGACCTGTATAAGAAGTTTACTTATTCGAACCAAGAGTCCTACAAGCTGGATCATATTGCGGCAGTAGAACTTGGTAAAAAGAAACTCGAACATTCTTACGATAGTTTCCGCGAGTTTTATACTAAAGATTGGCAGCGGTTCGTTGAATATAACGTTATTGACGTTGAAATCGTGGACGAACTTGAACGTAAGTTGAAGCTGATTGAACTCATTCTTACAATGGCCTATGACGCCAAGTGTAATTACAATGACGTTTTCTCACAGGTTCGCACTTGGGATTGTCTTCTCTACAATCACCTGTATGATAAGAACATCCACATTCCGCAGAAGAGAGACCAGCAAGGTCGTGGTATCGAAGGTGC